TGAAGGTTCACGTTGGTAAGTAAGTTGAGATGATCCCATCTCTTGGGGTAAACCGCGTAAAATACCGCTATACCAACCCATTTGTTCTTTCGGATAATCACGCTGCCGGAGGAAATCCTGATACGCTAAATCCATACCTCGCTGTTCCTGGGCTTGTCTTATACCACCCACTCGTTCCTGCGCAGATATACGCTGCATTTCCATTTCTTGTTCTGCTGGTCCCAATGCCGCGAAGCCCCGTGCAGCTTGACCTGCTGCTTGTAATCCCTGCATTCCAAATTGAGAACCTAGCTGGGCTTGTCTATATTGTGCTGCACGATCCCGTTCAAACTGTTGTTGGGCTGACAAATAACCTCTTTCACTTCCCTTTGTTTGTATATCGGATAATAAACGTCCTTCATCCCTATCAGCCATAGCTTGTGCCACAGCTTGTCGTGATCCCCCAGCACTCCCACGCCCAGCCGACCTTAAAGCAGCCCTATTTGCTCGTTGAAGTGCGCCTTCTCTAGCATTCCGTAAAGCTACATCAGTAACAGCCTGTTGGTACGGATTCATATATTGCTCAGCTTGTGCTGCGCCAAATTGTTCTGATGGTGTAGCTAAATATTGGTTCGCTCGATTAATTCCACCACCCGCAGCTTGCAAACCGTACTGCCCCACCTGTCCTAGATTATGCCTTGCTAGAGCAAAATCGCTTGTTGCTCCCCCTGGGCTTTGCAACGCTAGCATTTGTTGGTGTGCCGCAGCTTGAGCAGGATCAAATCCAGCAATACGCTGCCCACCATAGGGTATATAGTCTTCTCTCGATATGGCCTGAGCTTGCCCAGCAACATCTGTTACATATGGTGCAAGATATTCAGGTAAAACATTCTGTTTAACAGTTTGCGTTGTATGTGTAGGTGTTTTAGGACTACTGCCGCCCATAACTACTTCTCCTCGTCCTGGTCAAGCTTTCTTCTGAAAACTCTAGTTTCTAATTCCCAGCCGTTTTCTAAGTAATATTCTCCTAGTCGGTCTATTGAGGTCTTACCTTCCAAGTAAACACACCCACAATCACGCGCAACCTGTTCAAAAAAGGTTACAAGCCTATGCGCGTTTTGCATATTTTTCCCCCAGGTTAACCACCCTAGAAATACCTTGTCATTTGTGAATTTATCCAAATATATTGTAGTTACTGCAAAATTCTTCTCTAAAATAAATAAGGTCGCATCACCATTTACACACTCTGCGTATACATCTTCCGCTCTGTAAGTTAGTTGAGGTTGGTCTGTTAATATCTCAGCAATCCCAATCTTCACCCAATCCCATTCTTTACGTATATCTGCTACAACCGGAACATCGTAGGGGGCTTCCCGAAGGGAGGGAGTGAGAGGGAGTTTGGATAGCGCACTCATGTTGGCAACCTTGGGTTAATTCTTTGGGGTTGTTTAGTTTTACCTGTTCGTGCGCCACGTATGTTGTCCATCATGGCATACAGACGTTTAGCACCGGAATTCGTATCGCCGTTACCAATGCCTGAAACTACATCTGCTGGCACAACGAATTCACCAGGAGATAAGGCCGCTTGTTGCTGCCCTGCAATCGTCGTCATTATTTCATCGCTCATACCATCACCTCGGCCAGTTGTTAAGCCACCTGAAGCATAACGGGGTCTCGGAAGCACACCAGCGCGTATTTGCTGTTGTACCCACTGCGGACTTCCAATAGGAGCAAGTCCTGAACCAGTAATTTGCTGAGGCAATGAAGGTTCACGTTGGTAAGTAAGTTGAGATGACCCCATCCCTACAGGAGGAGCAGGGGGAGTAAATTGCTGCATGAACGTATCAAATTCCGGTGTACCAGCTCTCCCGCCCAGCCTTGGTATCTCCCTTTGCTGCCTTACATAGGCTTCCATGTCCTGCACAGGATCTACCGTCGGCGGCAGCACTGTTCTCCTCCAATCATCTGCTACTCCCGATGGTAATCTCGGTATTCTCGGTGGCATTGTTTCCCTCCAATCATCTGCTACTCCCGGTGGTAATCTCGGTATTTTCGGCCCCGAAAACCCACCTGTAGGTGGAGGAACAGGGAAAGGAGCAGGGGGAGGAGCAGGCATAACATTATTTAATGCACCCCATCCGCTACCAACAAAACTAGGAGGTGTAGGAGTAGTAGGTGTAGGAGTAGGAGTAAGGGTGGTAGCGCCCATTTGTTCTTTCGGATAATCGCGTTGGCGGAGAAAATCTTGATACGCTTGACTAGGAGGAGGAGTAGGAGTAGTTGGTCCACTAAATGCACCACCGGGACCACCAAACATGCCACTAAACATGGTATTAGCAGGTAACCCGCCCCGTCCACCACCGGAGCCACCAATGCTGCCACCTAAAGCATAGCCGGGAACACGAGCGGCAGGACCAGATATACTAGGTGTACCAGATGTAGGAGTAAGGCTAGTAATAGCGCCTTGCGTAACCGCTGTTAAAGGCCCGAATGGGAAACCCAACCGACCAAATTTACGTTTCGGTCGTTGGTTTTTCAATTGGCCTAAGCGAAACGCGGAATCAGCGGCTTCAAATTTATCCCATTTGCTTGCGGTTTCCGGCGTTACGCCGAGATCAGCAAGGGTACTCAACGCCCTCTGACCTTGATCATGGGAACGCCATTCCGGTCTGGCATAATAAGCGTCGAAAATACCTGCCCCGGCCTGCGCGTCAATTGCTCGCTCAAGCCCCGATCCGAATTGATTTTTGGCGTCAAAGCGTTGATACCCTGAAGCGTTACGAGTTGGATGATAGCCGGGGTTGATCCACCCTTCGGTGCCAAACGGCACATTACCCGTCCTTAATCCTAAAGCTCCCGGTGCTACCCTATAGGCACCGAAATACCGTCTATCGTCACCCGTAAGGCTAGCGTGACGTCCCACATTCGCAGCGGCCTGTACCTCGTTTTGCCACTGTGGATTTGCAAGTGTTTCCCCAAATTGAGCTTGCACCCACTGCGGACTACCAATAGGAGCCGCTTGAGTCGCTGTAGCCTGGACTTCGGCAGGAGTTCTATTCAATCCTCCCGTCAATCTGGCATGATCATCCGAAGCAGTACTAACCATTTTATTCCATACGGAGTCATCAGCATAATTAACAGGGGTAGTAGCAGCAGGTGTAGTAGCAGCAGGGGTAGTAGCAGCAGGTGTAGTAGCAGCAACAGGTGTAGTAGCAGCAACAGGTGTAGTAGCAGCAACAGGTGTAGTAGCAGCAGCAGGTGTAGTTGGACTCCTATATGCACCACCGGGACCGACTAGGTATCCGGGGATAGGCAAATTAAATCCGGCAGGGATAGTAGCGGCAGCAGGTGTAGCAGCAGCAGGTGTAGTAGCGGCAGGAATAACATTATTTAATGCACCCCACCCACTACCAACAAAACTAGGTGTAGTAGCGGCAGCGGGTGTAGTAGCGGCAGCGGGTGTAGTTGGACCCCTATACGCACCACCGGGACCACCAAACATGCCGCTAAACATGGTATTAGTAGGCAATCCATGACTAAATGCACTCCCAACGCTGCCACCTGTCTGGAGGGAAACAATGCCACCTCCTGCTCCTGTTAATCCAGGTGCGCTTGGTGCGCCTGCGGGTGCTCCTGTTGGTGTAATTGCGTTTGGTGCGCCTGTGGGTGTTCCCCCCGTGGACGCATAATACTCAGCCTGTCGCTGAGAGGGGGTCTTACCCCCTATATTTCCAACTGCGGCTGGGTTGGCATGATACTGAGCCGACGTTAAAGGAGGGGGAGTTGCGTTGAAATAGCCACTAAACATGGTGTTAGCGGGCAATACATTAAGGGGGTTAGTATTGGGACCGCGCGTTTGCCAATTGGTGCCCAGCTCAACAGCAGTACCAGGGTTCATAGCAGCATTTGAAGCAGCAAGTTGAGCAGGCCAAGTCGCTCTCTGTGCTGCTGCCCTCGCTTGAGCCTCTGGAGAGCCAGCTTTCACTATCGCATCATAGCTTGTCCTATCCGCTGCGGTAGTGATTCCGGGGGGGTATCCTCCTCCAGAGGTGTCAAGAGACCTATCAGCAAAATAATTCTGTTCGCTACTATCAGTATTAGCAGTATTAGCAGTATTAGCAGTATTAGCAGTATTAGCAGTATTAGCAGTATTAGCAGTATTAGCAGTAGTACTCGTATTTACCCCAAGGTCTGCTGCCGTTCTCGCACTAAAAGTACCAGTATTACTACTGCCGGGACTGACTCGGTATCCGGGGGTAGGTAGATTTGGGTACAGGGGATGCGGTGACCACAGGCCAAACCCAGACATGTACGGATTTGTAGTACTTGCTTCATCAGGATCAGTGTTCTGACCCGAGATATTAGTAAAATAAGATTGCTCGCCAACAGATCCGCCGTTGTCAAAGCCAGCAATTGGACGCTGTGCAGGAATAATAGCAGCTCTAGGGGCAGCGACAGGGGCAGGGGTGGGTGTGTATTGACCAAAAAGAGGACTTCTAGCTTCCGCTCTCATTGTTGGGTCTAATACAGGTCCACCTCCTCGTAAAGAAACAATGCCGCCCTGTGCGGCTGTTGCCATAGGGTCGGGTTCATAAAGGGGTGTATAGGGATCAACTGAGGGATCATAGGGCTTATAAACTGGTTCCGAAAAATAATCACGTTCTGCGGAATCCGCTAAATTAACTGATTCGTCAAACGTTGTCTGACGATCTAAAGGTGAATACGCCGGATATCCAACTTTCTTACCGCCCACTTCAACTTCCTCGAATGGTTCAGGCTGTTCAAGGGCCATTGACCCAAGACCGGCAAGAGCCGCAGTTTTGACTCCTAGCCCAGGTATACCGCCAGCCTCTACAGCACCCGTAAACGCTGCCTGTCCTGCTGGAGATCCAAGTTTGCCGACTCCCTCCACAGCGGTTCCGAAATTAGTTCCAATCTGATCCAGGGAGAATGATGGTGCTGCTGCTGCTCCCGGTATTGCTGAAAATGTTCCTCCTGTTACGGCTCGTCCGCTCAGTGACGCAACGGGCGCACCGCCTACTAAATTAGTTACGGTGCCTGTTCCCCCCATAAAAGCAGGCGCTCCACCCGCAGGCGTGGAAACTGCGGAACTAAGTCCCGGCACGGCATTAGGATTAAATGCTCCTGCTGCTGTTCCTGTTGTTCCTGCTGTTGTTGCGGCTGGTGTTGCCCCTGCCGCAGTAAGCCCTGCACCCAAACTAGCACCGCCGTAACCGCCCAATCCCCATTTAGCCATTTTGCGTAGGTCACCACCGGAGGCGATACCAGCACCACCACCCATCAGCATACCTGTCATCAGAGGGCTAAGTGCGCCACCTGAAACGACAGACAAACCTAGTCCTGCAATCAAAGGAAGAAGGTTGCTTAAAAATCCCGCTTCGGGTAAGCCCGTTTCAGGATTTATGGTTAGCGAACCACCATGCTGTTCAGCTAATTGCTGAAGGGCTTGAACTTCAGAAGGCGACATATGGACAAGGGCAGAGTCTGTTCCTCGTCCCAAAGAAGCTATTCCCGCCACTAAATTTCGTTGGTCCATGTGATTTACCTATGCTAATACCGACAGTAAAATCCACCTACTGTCGGTAACCGAGTATATAAGAGAAACAATTCCGGTTCCTGTAGTCACAACATCAGAACCCGTATTCGTAAGGATTCGGTTAGCTGCTGTAGAAGTCGCATTGTGAGTTATTGTCATGGCGTAAGCCGTAGTATTGTACAAAATAGCCACTTTTCCGTCTGCACCACCCCGAATACCAGTAATATTAAAAACAGCACTTGGTCCAGTAATTCGAGCAAAAGACTTTTTTGGCAATGCAACATTGTTATTTGCGCCATTTACGAGTGTTAAAGCCCCAATGGGGAGTTGGATGAAATCAGAAATAATGCTATCTACGTTCAATCCAGCTTTAGAATCGTGAAGGTCAAAATAAGCCCCAATACTCCGTATAAGGTCCATAAAATATGTTTCTTCATATTCTTCGGTAGGAGTTGGTAGAGTTGGAGACCTAAATCCTTGAAATGCCATACTTAACCTCGTCTACCATCCGGCCTGATATCTGCACGGGGAACTCCCAACCCCCATGCTACTCCGCTGGCAGTTGATTCAACTGTAAAGGCCATCTGCCTTCCCCGCGTTCTTATGTAAAGTTGGTCAGTATATTGGTCTACAGTAGCCGTTGCTGATGGTACTGGAACCTGCGTTGCCCCGTCAGCAGTGACTGAACCGTCCGTAGCGCTACCGGCTTCATTTGTAGTATAGGGAGCAGCGCCGGGGAATTTTTTGGCTGTCACTTTAAACTCTGCTGTAGGCGTTGTCCCTACATCAGAACCCGTAAAATCAATATCAGGAATAATCCGCTGCAATAATACGTAACGATCTCCTTCCTCCATAGATATATTGGCAGACGTAATAGAGGCTGTTAGTGCTGAAGAATCTGCATTATTTCCCTTTTCGTGGTTGTAAACATATCCGTCATCACTGGCAGCTTGTGGGTATTCACGAATAGAGGCGTCAGCCCATGCAGTTCTATCGAAATTATCTTCTGTATCACCGTAATACCAAATATTTTCTATAAAATTATAAATAATGTAATTATTTATAGTGGTGCTGCCCCCACCACAATAAAACCATATGACTTCGTTAAATTCTTTAATAAGCCCTGCAAAGGTTTGATAAGCTTGATCTGTGTTTATATCTTTAAATACATGATTCGATAAGGGACATAGTAATGTAGCTACCCGCCCATTGTATTTATAGAAGTTAGTAGTCCCCATCCAATAAGTATCATTGCCGGTCGTAGCGCAAGCGTTAGGACCAATTAAAGAAACACTGGATGAAATCTCATCAAGACGAAAAACCTCGTTACCACCAACAAATTTCAGCGAATTTAAGGTGGAATCTGTAAATATAAGTGTCTCTCTATAAGTAGGAGCACCTGCTAAAATTTTAGACCCACTCTGCACAGATAGTGAGCCAGCAGTTGTTAGATCAGTAGGCTCCCACTCCACTTTATCTGTTACATCGGACCATCGTATAAGGAGGGGATCTTTATCAGGAGTGCCGGATGCAGGATAAGGAGTGCAACCAAGTGCTAATAAAATATTACTCGTATTATCCTGTGATATAAGTATTTGGCTTACTTCCTGTGGAACCTCGTTAGCACCACTCATATCTTCCATAGCAACAGCGCGTGTAGCTAAACTTGTATCATTTACCCAATAATAAATATCTGAGTCACTAACGTTAAAAACTAAATCGTCATAATATGTCGTAAAAAATACTAGGCGCATAGGTAAGTTGATTGGCGTGAGTCGAGCTGTTCCCCATGTTGATAGACCCCATGTACTTACACCCCACCCATATCCTTCTGTGTTTGTATCGTATCCAATACTAATTTGATATTTAGCGACAGTAGAACTGCCACCATCTCCAGTATCATTAGCATTAGCTGTGGCTGTGGCTGTAAATTTAAAAGCGTTCGCACTCGTAATACTGTCTATTACATATTCTTGGTTTAAAACAGCAGCAGTTATGTTGTTTGAGGTACCTAAAGAAGCAGCAGCAGAAAAAGTTACATAATCTCCAGCAATGGCACCATGCCCTGTTTCAGCTACAGAAATAGAAGCTGATCCATTAGTGGCTGTAAAACGTGGATCTCCCGCAGAAGTAGTAAGGCGTATAGGTGTTATATCAGTAAGCGAGCCACCTGTATCAATATAGATTTTCTTACTCGTCCCCATTGCCATGAAGTTATTAGCTCCAGCAGGACTATAAGTAAATAAGGAACGACAAATACCTACGAACGCCGTAACAGTATATTTGGCCCAACCTCCTATTTTCTTAGGAAACCCGTAAACAAAACGAACTTTATTACAGGAATACCAACCTCCTTCCTGGGCATAATCAGTAATTTCCCTGTTTATTCCAGGTTTAAATAAAAACTTTCTAAGCATTACGTGCCTTTCCAGTTCTTAATTGCCTTTTCTGAGCTTCTTCCGACTACATAACCCCCAATACCAATGCTGAGTAAATTCCACAGTTGATCTGGCATCTCTAACATCACGTTCCAGCCAAACATAGCCATTAAATAAGGAGCAATAATATAATTATTTGCAACAATAGCAGTGAAAACCAACATCGTAATGGGACGCCATTGACTCGTGAGCGCGTGTTCGCTTTTGGCTTCAGCAACGACGACATTCATTGCGGCTTCAACTTCTGCGAGTTCTCCCGCTTGTTGAATCTCCAGCAATTTTCGGGTGGCTTCTGCCTTTGCTTCCGGGTCTGGAATTATCTTATCAATAATCCTCAAACCAGCTTCGATTAACGGGATCATTAGTAACTCCAGATGGTTGGTCTAAGACCTTCATGTCGCGTTAAAGTGTCAAGATGGATAAATCGTCCTGCTCCTTTTTGATTTATACCAATCCCACTAAATTCTAATTCCAATGCTAATTTAAGAATTTTATACCCATCTTGTTTAGCAATTAATATATCAACTGCTTTACCCGTAGTATGCGGGCCATTAGCAGATCCAGAACTACTTACCTTTCTATTATGTGCGGGGCATCTAAATCCAGAACTCAAATAAAGAGGCTTATCAAATTTCTTACGTACTTCTTCAAGGTACAACATGAATGTTTCATCCATTTCACATAGATACCCACATTCACCACAACGACACTGTAGCTCTTCTTTACTAAAAAATTGTCCATGATCAACAGTAGCCATTTTTACTATCAATGCCCTCCAGAATTTACACGGCCTTGAAGAAAACTAATTTTTTCAGATAATGTCCCAACTGTTTTTTCCAATTCATCTGTTTTTTCAATCATTGCATTGTGCCGTCTTTCTGCGGCATCGTCTAAGCGATTTAAGCGATCTATCAATTTCACAATGACCTCATACTGCTCACGTAATTTGCTTGATACGAGTTTTTGAAGAAATCCCCACATTGTACCTACAAGTCCAAGACACAAAGCGATTGCACCGCCCTCGAAAAAACCAATATCCATTATCAAAAAGCGACACGGTGTCCATTTCTAATAAATAATTGAGTCACTGAAAGTTTCTCCGCGTTGAGCTAACGGCCCCCGCTCGCTTTTACATACGGGTATTAAATCACGCCCTTTTCTTTCAGCACAAAACCCGCAACACCCCCCACAATTCCAAGCATGATTAGCCAATTCTGCCCTGTCAGCATACCGATGCCCATAACAGCGGCTCCAGCAGCGGCGTAGCTTGACGGCTCTTTAAATCTGTCAATAATCCAATCCATAATTAATCCTCTTCTGGTTCTGGTGGTGGTGGTGGTGGTGTTGGTGTTGGCCCAAACTCTGGTTCCGGCTCACTTGGTCGCTCAATAATCAGATTACCATCATCATCTGTTATCTCAGATGCTTTGATGTTTGGATCACCGCGCTCGGCAACAACCATCCAGCTTATTGTGTCTGTAGAGGAGGCGTTTTGACATTCAATCGTAATAGTATCGCCGGAAAAACTACTTTTAACAGCGTCCCATCCGGTTTCATTGCTTGTGAAAGTTTGCACATCCTCTGCTTTCGTGAGCCATTCAAAAGTTCCAGCAGTCATTCCATATTTAGTGTCCATCGAAATAGTAGCTTGTCCGTCAACAAGAGCCACTTTGCCTCGATAAATTAAATCGCATTGCGGCCCTTCCACAAATGAGTGGAGTAAGTCATACCCTTCGCGCAGACCATGTGGAATGCGAAACGTGCCGGACCCTTTATACAGTGCGCCAACACAATAGACGGATGTCCCGTAAAAGCCATGAGTATTTGCGTGACCTAAAATTCCGTAGTGAGCGGAGTCAGCGGTATACCCGAGAACTCCACCAGAACCCGCCGCCGTTGTTTTCCCGTAAATACCATAGCTTGCACCTTGTCCGTAAAGACCGTAGTTAGCGCCAGCAGTAACGAAATACCCCGCTGCGCCTGTACCGTCATGCGACACATACACCGCAGAATAAGCACTAGACGCATTGTCCAGATGGACCCGGAGACCATTTGCACCTGTAGAGTTGTCGTAGAGATAGAGTTGTGCAGCAGCGTAGCCAGATTGACCCATTCCAACCTGGCCAGTGGAGATAACATCAATGGCAGTAGGCGTCGTTGTAGACCCAAAATTACCGCCGTCAGGCACAATAAAGCCAGATCCTGCGGTGGTTAGAGTGCATGTCCCAGCGGAGCCAATCTTCATCCGCTCGGTTGCTGCCGTAGCGAATCCAAGAGTGTTAGCGGTAGCCACGTAGATGCCGTTGACGCCTAAAGCACCAGTAGTAATGGCATACGTGGGGACACCAGCAGATCCTCCAATTACGCTTACTAACGCGCCAGCAGAAGTTAACGACAGTTTTGTTGCGGCAGCTTCTGACGCGCCTGTTTTAAACTGCAAACTGGTTGCATTATTGCTCGAACTAAAGTCGCCTTCTGAGGTTGCCGCTATTTCTGCTGCAACTAAAATAGCGTCCGTCCCAGCGCCTTCATCAGGAGCTTGGAATTGAATTTTGCCGAGAATGTCGTTTACCGCAATATCAGTTTCACCCGTCTGCAACAAAAGCGTCATCGGGGTGTCATCACCTGTCGCGGTCTGTTTCATCGTGACGTTGCCGGTTGAGCTGATTGACATCTTTTCCGTCGCGGCCTCGGATGCGCCTGTTTTAAATGCTAACTTCGTGGCGTTATTGCTCGAACTGAAATCGCCTTCTGAAATAGCAGCAACTTCGGCTGCGACAAGTATGGCATCCGTGCCCGCCCCTTCATCAGGAGCTTGGAATTGAATCTTGCCTAATACATCATTTACTGCAACATCAGTATCACCAGCTTGAAGCAATACAGTAGCGGGGCTTGCGCTTGTAGCGGGATTTTTTATAGTTAATTTAGTAGCTATATTTAAATCAACGAACAAATCATAAACAACCGCTCCACCACCTGCGCCATCAGTTGCTATTACTTTTACATCACCCGCAGGAATTGCAACATTAGCTCCAGACCCTTGAGAAAATGTTAACGTATAGCTTGTCGCATTTTCTATTATCCAAATTTTGGATACTGTATTAGGTGCAAGCGTAACCGTACACGCTTGTCCACCTCCAGTGCATTTTAGATAAAAGTTACGAGCCTCATCTACAGCACCATCCGCCATTGTTATTGTATGAGTGGAAGCATTAGCGATTGCTTCTGAACCATAGCCAAATGCTTCTCCAATCATGTCCAGATTTAAATTTGTGACTACACCCCAATTACCGGATTCATCTCCAGTTCCCATTTCGTTGAGTCTAAGGGCATTTACGTATGTACTAGCCATTTTTAATCACCTTTAAGCTGCGATATCTATCCAATCAGGTGTTTGCGAATCATCAACTTCTGACCAAGTTACTGTTTGTGAATCATCAATATTTGTCCAATTAGGTGTTTGAGAATCATCAATAACACTCCATACAAGAACCGAACCTACAGAACCTGTAGCGGATTCTCCAGTTACAGAAACATTAGCATCTCCGGTGGCAGTTACGCTGCCTACAGCCCCTGTTCCTGCAATACCTGTTACAGAAACATTAGCTTCAGTAACGACAGTTACTGATCCAACAGCCCCTGTTCCTGCAATACCTGTTACAGAAACATTAGCGTCACCCGTAGCAACAACAGACCCTACGCTACCTGTCCCGGCCAATCCGGTTACGGAAACAGTAACTCCAGAGCCTTGTACTACGGTTACAGATCCAACTGCCCCTGTTCCCGCAACTCCTGTTGCAGAAACATCAATACTAAGCTCAATTGTTACAGAGCCTACTGCTCCCGTTCCTGCAAGCCCAGTAACGGAGACAGGAAGGGCTTCACCCCATGTGCCAGAACTCCATGTACTTCGGCCCCAGCCGGTAATTGCCGCCATTAAGCAATCCTTATAATCGCATCACTTGCATCAGCAGTAGGAAATGTAATCGTAAAATCCCCCGCGCTGGATGATTTATCAGCACCAAAATTTAAAACAATAACAGAAGGATCGCCGCTGGCGCTGTCATTATAAATAACAGCACCTCGCGCCGTTATTGTGCTGGAAGACCAAGTGGTATCAGCAAAATCCGTATACGCCGTAGTGCCACTGGTTGCTGGATCTACGCGGGTAAGCGTGTTCCCTGCCGACGTATAGTTTGTGCCTGAAACCTCGTTAGTTGCCGAATAAGCCGTTGTAGCCGCCGATAAAGTCGCAGAAGATGTATACAACGCTATTTTAAAGGTGTTCCCACCACTATTTAAAAAGTTGTGCTTGGCTTCCATCAGCTCTTTCTTGAAACTTGTACACATTGCCTGAGTTATAGCCATATCAAATATCCTCAATATGTTTAGCTAATTCAAAATATCCTTCTTTTTCCAAAATAGCTCTTACAGTTGTTCTTTCACTTCGAGCTACTTTTTTGAAATAATGAACGAGAATATTTTTAACGTTCCCGCGAAATGCGAGAGCTTGTTCACGTATAGGCATCGGAGAATCCATGGACACAGATACAATTCGTCGTACTGCTGCTTCTGCCCATTCTTCAGCGTTCATACCTCTATCTACGGTAGCTGTTACCATAACGGAGCCAACATTTCCGTTCGTATCAAGCATTAGCAATTCTTCTTCGATTTCCTCGATAAGTATCGTTACGGTTTTTATATTCTGCTAACTCTTTTAACATCGCTAATGCTTCGTCATATCTTTTTTGATAGAGTCCAACCATATCTGGTTCACCTTTCATAAAAGTATAAGCTTCCAAAATACTTCCGTATAACAATACGGAACTAAAATTATCTCCAACCCATGTAGTACCAGAACTAACTGTAGTTATGGATTCGGGGTAATAGTAATAATGCAGTTCCATTGTATAATTTGAATTAGGTGTTGGCCCTAATATTAAGGTGTCACTATCAAAAAGCGCATAATATCCAGGTTGACCTGTAGTTGAAGGATTGGGAAAACTCTCCCTAATGAAGTTAACGTCCTTACTTAATAAGTAGCTATAAAGACCATCTCCATCTACAAGCGCCAAAGAAAATACATCAAGCCAATCAGACGGTAGTGAAAGATATTTATTACTGGAAGTCAGTGTTCCTGTTGTGTTCTTACGTAAATTGGCAAGCTGAACTCCGTTATATATACGTTGTTCAGCTTGTGTGATAAACGTATTTATATCAGCCGTAACGAATTCATTCTCCGTATACGACTGTATTTCAGTAACAAGATTTGTGTAATTCATATTTTACTAGTCTGACTTGTTACTAAATCCAGTACCTTTAGTGGCAGCACCTGTACCTCTCATCTGCTTAGTTTGCGTATTGGGTACTTTATCTGGATACCCACTCGTATTGGGGACAGGTACAGGTTTAGGTTGATTCGTGTTTTTTTCAGCCATAGTTAAATTCTCCTAACTTGTCGTAACTGTTACAGTGCCTACTTCGCCGGTTGCTTTTAGATTGTTCGGTGTAAGTCCGTCACTATCATTAAAACCTACAGGATTCCACGCCCATTGAAATACTCTACTTCCGGCACTTTTAGCGGTCTGTGCATAAGAAGTATCAGGTCTCGGATTCTTAATCGCTTGGGGATCAGTAACAGGGTACATACCCACAAAATTTTGTGGTTGATCTGGTTCCCAACACGTAAAGCACACCAAAATATTCGTTTTCTTCGCCCGTATATAGATTTCCTTTAACTCTTTTAACTTATATTGAAACCCGCACCTATCACATTCCGCAATCGTGTATTTAGCTGATGCAAATGGCGTAGCCATATTTATACGTACATAGGCCTTGGTGTAATAAACATGGACGCTTTTTCTCTATCTTCGTCAGCGGCCATACTCCATGCCTCGTCATACATCGGTTTGAGTATTTGAAGGCGTCCTTCACTACCCGGAATTTTCAAGGCTAAATAATAAGCCAGCCCCGCTACTAAGGCAGGTAAGAATCTGAAAGGTATGTCTTGTGTATTTACGCCGGTTCCAGCATCTAACATTCTGGCTAAACGCCAATACACCAGAGTGTAAGTCTCCGCGCTATCGGGTACAGGCCAAAAGGTCACGGACGGGTATTGGATACCCCCGGATTCAGTAGCCCCACTCTTCCGGTCTATATAAATTTGAACAGGTTTACCGGTAGAAGTTTTATTTGGTATGGCAGCGTAAGTAGCAACGCTGATCCTAGAAACAGAAATATCTGTCTGGGAAGTACCTGAGCCAGTTCGTATTACATGCTCAATTAAATCTACAGTATCAACAGGAAGGTCGTAAGTTGCAGTTCCTGAAGTTAGTAGCTGCGTACCTGACTCTACAGTCCAGAGATTAATACCTCGATTTGCCCACTCTGCGAATAATAGATTAAGCGAACGTCTGGCTGTTTTAAGATCATATCCAGAACGTAATTCAGAACCTGCCCGTTCAAATGCTTCTTCTACAATTTCATTAAGATCCAGATCAAATGTAGCAGTCGAGGAAGTTGTCATATTTCATACCACTATCTATGTTTAGCTCTGGTTTTACCTCTACGCGCAATACCATCAATAGATTTTTTGCGAGATGGTTTTTTAGCAGCAGATTTTTTAACAAGACCGCCTTTTTTAAAAGTCTCTCCACCACGAAACTCTCCTCTTGTAATATTGCCTTGTGCAAGGGCTTTCACCTCCGCCATCGTGGGGATTCTTCCGAGTTTTTTAACTAGTGCTGTAATTCCTTTTACTACTCCTGCTCCTGCTCCTCCACCTGCAACTGCGCCAGCAACTGTTGCCGCCCTTCCTCCAGCAGTCGGTCCTAAATACTTCTCTATAGTTTCTGAAATTATACTTTTGTCTTCTTCTTTAGGATGCTGTTGTGGTTGACTCAAAATACCTCTTCTTGAGGGTCCGTCAGCTCCAGCATCAGCAATTCTTTTACGTCCAGCCTGTATTCGCTCCGTTGTAGCTCGTTTAGTCGCAGCAGCATCCCGTAATCGTTTAGCTTTTGCTTCTTCTCTGGCTTCAGCAGCGTTAAGAGGAGGAGTAGTAGTAGCCTGAGCATCTCGTAATTGTTTAGCTTTTGCTTCTTCTATAGCAAGCCTTTGTTTCTTTCTTCCAGCGTCATAAGCAACTCTGGTATCTTCTTTTCTTGCTTTTTCTCTAGCAAGCCTTTCTTTCATTCTTCTAGCGTCATAAGTAGCTCTGCTTTCAGTTGGTTTTGTAATTCTCCGCTTTAACGCTGTATGAATTGGAGCTTTAACCGTTGGTGGTTTAACACCCCTTCTACCGGGTACAGCATTAGCATTTCCTCTTCGGGCAACAGTAGTAGGTTTAACAGCCGCTTTAGTAGGAGTAGCAGTCGCTTTAGTAGGGCGTTTACCAGTTCTATTCCAAGCATTCATGTAATCTCGGAGACCTTTGGTATTGGTCGGAAATCCAGCCTTTACTAACTGATCTTTAGTTACATTTGCTTGTCCGTTAACCGTTTTATCAGACCCTACGCCAAACTTAACTTTAGTTCCTGTCTTAGCTGCACCGGTTGCTAGTCTTTGTGCTCTTTTATTGCTTCTTCTACCTGCCGCTGTCGCAAGTTGTGCTGCGGTAGGAGTAGTAGCTTTTTTATCATCTTTTTTATCAGCTTTTTTATCAGCTTTTTTTCTCTCTTCGTGTGTCGCCTTCATTTCTTTATGAAATGCAACTTTGCCTTCAGGCCCACCAAATCTTCGCTGTACCATTTTAATACCCTCTGTTTAGGCGTGATACGCAGTCATGTTAGTAAAGGTAGCAACCGTGTATTGCACATAAACACCTGCACTAAATACAACGCCTTCATCAGGAACAGTGACATCTCTCGATACAGTAGCCGAAGCAACAGTACCTAGTTTCATCAAAGCAGTACCTGCTGGAGAGGTATTTGTAAAACTAATTGTCCCTGCTGTTGCAGAGTTAACCGTAAATACCCCTTTAAGGCGGGAACGACCCGCAAAGATGACATTGCCAGCAGAAGCATTTACTCCTGCCGAAACATTACCTGCGGGATCACCAACTGCTGAAATACCGGATATTGTTAAAAAATATTTAGACCCAGTAGCTGTCCCTGCATTTGCACCTGTAATGGACTCTGTTTGGGAATCACTATTTACATCAGTCCCAGTTACAGTAAACGATATACCAGAATCATCACCAGCAGAAAGAATAGTTACAATTCGTCCTGCGTTAAAAGTACAAGAGCCACCAGAAGCTAACGCACCACCTATTACGAGTGCTGCGTCCTCCCCAACGGCTGCTGCTTCGGATATACCATCAGCATCAAGTGCCACTGTGTCAGCAGTAATAAATACTGCTTTTACGTCTGAAAGAGCCATAAACCACCTCTAGCAGTATTTGGTTTTAGTTTTTACACGCGATTTACCATCAATACCTGTTTTAGCAACATTAGCTATTACTTTAGATTTAGGTTTTTTACGCTTTTTCTTAACCTTACCACCTTCACCGTACATATCTATGGCCCCGCCATGTCGATATGTACGGTTTATAGGTACGCCACTAATGTCAGAATAGTCTTGAGCTTCGCGCATACCTTGTGCTGTATAAGGAAATTTTCTGCCGCCTACATTTGGCATAACAACCTCCCTTATGCGTCAGCAAATGGAGTAACCACTGTACCGGAAGCAAGGGCAATTCCACTAACAACATATTTTGCACTAGCTGCTGCGTAACAGGTAACTACCGTGCCAACAATACCGCCCTTGGTAGTGCCATTCATTGTGATGACATCGTTCGATCCGCCAGACATAAAGGTCTTACCTGCTGCATCACTCTTACCAAGATAAAGTCCACCGACAAACTTATCTGTTCCATCGGTCAAAATATCCATATCCGTGGCTGCGGTAATTACCAAAAAGGTGAATGTCGCACCAAGATTATTGAGTTGAGTAGGATCTGTCGGATCACTGGGCGTTGTAACGTCAATCGACGGCAACGTGAATTTGCCATCGGCGTCATTAGTTAGTAGTAGTCTTCCTGCGTGAGCTGCAACAGTCAAAGTCGTGTCAGACGTTAGACTAACGACACCCGTTGAACCCGCATTAATGAATCCTGCCAGAGATCGAACAGGACCGGAAAAAGTAGTTTTAGCCACTTTTAGTACCTCCTTACCAAAGGTTTTGCCCTAGAGTCTTGGTAAGCGTCTGCTGGGACAGTCGCTAGGGCTAATTTTCCCAGTTTAAATAAAAAGGGGTACTAGGTACCCCTTCCTATGTTTTTATTAGGATGATCCGGGGCTACCGAATATTCCTAATGGATCAGATACACCGAACGAATACCGCTCACGAGCTTTGTAACGCGCATTCCCAGTGTCGAAGTCTCCGTCCATAGATGTACTCATAGGAGTACGGACAAAATACTTCAAGCCATTCGGAATATCAGTCGTCACAAACCAAGCATTAGTATCAGTAAGGTAGTGATTAACGCCAAACCCACCGGGAATAACGCCCATCGACCTAACCGCATTGATGTCATTGTCAGCAGTGCTAACACGCCCTTCCGATTTCAACAATCGTTGAGCAATAAACATCAAGTCCGGTGGGATAACGAGTTTCTTTGGTTTACCAGCAACCAAAAGCCCTCGCTCGTCCGTCCAGTTAGAAATTTGAATTACCGCCGACTCAAGCGACGTTTCATTCAAATCTGCCGCCGTGGAGGGACGGTTTGAATTAGTTCCACCAGAAACTAACGGATGCGCGGTACTACACAAAACTACACCATCACCAAAGGTGTAATCACTATTAAAAGCACGATTTAATATATTCGCGCCCTTAACCTGTTTTGTGTATGCCATTGCACGAGCCAATGCCTTGGTATATCGAGCAGAAAGTGAGTCATAGAGGTTATCCTCCATGGCTTCTTCCGTAATCGAAAATCCCATAGCAATGGTTTCGTGGTTGTATCGAGCCGTCCATGCTTCCTGTGCATTATCGTAAGCGATGGCACTTCCCTCGTCTTTCACCGGAGCGGCTGCAAAACCAGAGAGCTTCACCTCTTCTTCAAATGAGCGTTCAGAAGTTTCCTGCTCGAAAATTTCTTTGTGCTCCTCACCGTACTGTTTGTACTCAAGCCCAAAAAGAGCATTAAGCCCCGGCAGGAGTTCCTTTAGTAGTTGTGCTCTACTCATAGCCATAGTTAATTACTCCCTAGATTCCAACTGGATTGTAGTAGGAGTGATTATTAAACTTGACTATTAAGTCAGTATAAGTATCGCCTACAGTGGATGTTGTACTATCAACAAAATCAACAATTCTGAAGGCAATTCCTGTCGTCACAGCCACTGTCGCGTCTACGGCGGAAGTAGAATTACCTGTAGTTGTTGAGCCTGTACTAGTTGATTGAACAGCAGCAAGTGGGCAATTAATTCCCAAAGCTGTCTGTGGAACCGTCGCATCTGCTTGCGCCATGAATAGTACGTCAGGATCATCGACGACATATCCAACAGCATCAGTAGCTACTGTACCAGTAGGCCAATATTGTTTGAAAGTTTTCTGGGAAGTGCTTGGATCAGTGTAAGAGCAACCTACAAAGACACCAACAGTACCGGCAGGAAACTGCGAAGCATTACTACCTATAGTAGTAACGATTTCCAACGTTCCCGCAGCAACGATACTAACAATGCTACCGGTGAATATATTAGTGCCATACGTAGATGCAATTTTTATCTGTCTGGTGGAGCCTGCATAGGATTGCCCACCTATTAGACCTATAGGTTTTAGCCCATAGGGAGTAGCAGAAGTAGCCATACTCAAGTCCTCTTTAAACTTACGTTAAATAATTATGCGTTTCCTTTCCCAGAACCAAAAGTCACTTTAGTTGACTTATCCTTAAACAAAGGCATTCGAGGGTCATTTTCACGCATGTAATTACTATCAACAGATTGCGTAGCTTGATTTGTTCTATTATCAACATACGCATCTCTCTGTTGGGTAAGTCCTTCGTCTGTTTTGCAAAGAAGAAGCCCACCAACTTCTATGACATCAGTAAATTGACTATTGGAGTCGGCCATTGAAAAAGCCTCTGGATGTTCCGAAGCTTTTACAGGTTCCCATCCTTCCCGAAATTTAGCAGACACATTTTTAGGATCTGGTTGGCCCATTGTAGCTGTGCGAATGTAGCGATAAGAATAACCATCTTCTTCATCTACACTCGGTAACAACTCAGGAGGCGTCCATTCTTTTGGACGTTCCTTTTTAGCACGAACTTCTCCCTCCCTACTTTCGCGAGGGGGTCGTCCTACGGGTCTAGTACCTTCAGCCATGTTGTGCCTCCAATTTCAGTTTTTCAGCTACATACGCTTCGGGTGTAAGCTGTAGTCTGTCTGCAAGTCTCTTTTCTGATGCTGTTATCACTGCTTTCCTTGAACCAGTGGTTCTTTTAACAGGGGAAACCACAGTCGTTTGGGACTTTCTCGTTCGTTTTGGTGAACTTGTTTCTTCCTCTGCTTCCTGTTTGAACTCTTCAGGAAACCTTTTCCGCATATTTGTATCTATGCTTTCATAATACTCATCAGACGTTGGGTCTACACCGTTCATAACTAAATCTTCATGCAAACCAAACGCAAGGCTGGTCATATCACGTTTTTGACCCCACCAAGGATTGCGTTTTTGCCACGCAACGGCCTTTTCATCTGGTAGAGGTAGTTCCTGTTGAGGAACCTGTTGTGCAGACCAATCACCTTCTACAGCATTATTTATATTATTTTGTTCGTTTTGTAAAGCCTCTGGATCATATTGTGTAACATAATTTTCAGCCGATTGGAGTTTCATCTTTGCTGAAACTAATTGTTCCTGCGCATTTGTTACTGCATCTACGTCCCCAGCGTCGTAGGCTTCTTTAAAATTTTTCTTAGCAACTTCTAGTTCATTAGTAGCAGAAGTTTTAGCTGTACCGACCAGCATTTCCTCCCCTCTACCTAGATCATGCTTTAACGCATTGTTTTCGCTCATTATTTGTTTGGCAAAAGCAACCGCAGCTTCACGTTCCCGTTCTGCTGCTTCCTTTGCACGGCGTTCATCGTGCCAAACTTTTTTAAGCTGTTTGGTTTTTTCGGCTGAGTATTCCTCTAATTCATCATTTTCGAGGTCATCGACAATAGTTTCTGGCATTGGATCGCGTTGACGATCTTCTTGAGGCGTATCATCCTCAATAATGACTTCAAACTCTTGATTTTCTTCAAGTTTTTCATCTGGCTCAACTTCTGGTAGAGCGCCTACAACAGATTCAGTTAATTCTGTCTCTTCTAATGCTGTTTGTGGCATAGAACTATCCTCTTGATTTTAAACAACTGTTACCTATGAATCCCACGGGGATCTTGTACTACTGCTTCCACAGCATCATCATTAATTAAACGAAACGCTTTTCCATGGATATTAAGTTTCGACCCCGTATGGGCGCGTACCAAAATGAAATCACCCTTTTTGCACCAAGGGCCAGATGGAAATCGGTCTTTATCAGCATAACAATCCCGCCCTAACGCAATAACAAACAGGACTACAGATAGCACCTCTTCATTACGCTTGGTTTCTTCTGATTTCAATATCCCACTGTCAAATTCATCTTCAATATCAGGAACAGCGCAAAGAATTTTCCACCCTGTAGGGGTTGGTAGCTGTGTTGCTGTTTCTTCAACACCAATATCTACTACAGTTTCAGCATTGCTACTCATATTCTTCACCCTCTAATTTTTCTCTAATGCTATTAACATATTCCTTAATACCAAGAAGCCCACTTATAACGCCACATATATATTTATATTCAGCGTAGTCTTTTACATGGCCCGCGCTTAAAGCGGATAACAAGGAATTATGTTTCTCTACTATTTCTTTATCAATTAAATCAAAAACATTCATTCATTATCTTCCATGGTATTTTGTTCTTTTTTATTGTTTATGGCAGTGCTCTGTATACCCATTTTAGCTCCTTCAATCAACTGTTTAACATTTAATACTTCTTCTTCTTTATGGCTATCTGCTAGGATTTTTGCAAGTGTTTGTTTTTCTTCCGATTGAATGCGTTCCGCATCCAGGGCAAGTTCCATTTCCTTAGCCTTCGTATCAACAGCAAGTTCTGCCTGTTTGAATTGCGCATCTGTTTGGTCTTTTGTGACCTTACGCTGCAAATCTCCTTGTTTGATTTGCATTTCCTGTTGTTGCATCTGAACAACTGGATCTTGTGCAGCTTCTTGTGCAGCCTCCTGTTGTTTCCGAGCTGTGTTTTCCTGCAACAATTTTTGAGATGCTTGAGCTGCAAGACGGGAAAGTTCCATTTCCACTTCTTTTGGTAACGGCTCATCAGGCGGTGGCAGTGGTACACCAAGTTGTTCTTCCAATTTAGCGCGATATAAAAATGCTACATGTTCCGCAACATGAGCTTGCCCAGCCGCGTTTACTCCTTGTGCATTAGGATTATTTTGCATGATCCCCTGTATGTAAGGATCTTGCGCCGCATTTAAATGAACTTGGATATGCGCTTCGTGATCTTGGTATATAAAAGCTTTTACCGGTTTACCAGTAATAATATCCATGTTTTCAGAAACTGGGTCCATTGGTTTTTCATCTTCTTCAGTCGGAATAAGTTTATTAACGTTATCTATCCCTATCGTATCCAACATTTGTTTGTGTAGCTGTGGCAGGTCGTACAATTGAGGAGCCGTTTGCGCCAATTGAAGCACCGTTTGATACTGCACAACTTTTTGAGCCATCGTCGAAGAATTTGGATTAGCAACCGGAATTACTTCCACCATGTCATAATCGGACTGTTTAACGGAAGGTCGTCCTTGCATGGGTTCGTAAGAATAATCAGCGGGAGTATCTTCCCTAATAATATGAGCAAGGATTTTAAATTCTTGTTTCATTGCCGCGTAAACACGCGATTGCACCGACGACATTACTTTTAATGTGCGTTCAAGAATTGCTAATGTCGTGCCTACGGGCGATTGCGACGACATGTCACTAATTTTTAAATCAGCAATCGACGCAAACCGTCTACCTTCTTCAACAATACTTTGCATTAGTTGAAATAGAACCTGACTTGGTTCTTTGTAAGGCAGCGGCATAATATTTTCTCTAAGCGCACCGCTGGCAATATCAACATCACGAAATTCAGCAGGAGATATTGGCGTGTCATCACCCTTAACACGCATCCCCTTAGTTTTAAAACCGCCGGGAAGATTACTTAGTGTTCCAGCATCAACAAGCTGACGTATTAAAGACGTTCCTGATTTTGCAAATGAACCTAACAAATGAACCAAACCAAACGCATAAAAACCAAATCCCGGTATATAGGGGTAATGGACAAAATGTTGCCGTTTCATTTTCTTAGGATCATCTTCTAGCCAATTACGACGAATTGCTAAAACTACTTGGTTGGTTTTATCGAGCGTAACAATATAGGGCAATCCAATTCCTGTAGATTCACCATCGTCATCCTCATCTTCATATCCCTCTAAATCAATATCAACGTGGAATTCGAGGATGGTGTACCGATCATCGGACGCAGCATTAAGCCCCATATTCTCTGCAATCTTTTTTTCTATTTCATCTACATATGCAGCACTTTCAGGAGCGCCTAATTCAATGTCCCTATAGAACCCAACCGCCTGTAATTTACGAACTTCATTTTCTGTTTTGCGCATAACATGCGCGACACGTTCCGCAGAGTCCAAACTGCTTGCGCCATATGGCACAACAATATCTTCAGCAGGTACATAGATAGAAGCGGGGCGACAACTTGTTGGATCGTAGTAAACTTTTTTAAACGCATTACCCGCAAGACCTAAGCCCCACAACATGCGTTCATGCTCTCCACGATATTCCGGCATCTTGTCCATCAACCAATAATTCATATCAGCAGCGACATTAACAGCGGCAGCTTTATTCTCCGGTGTTTCCTTACCAATGATTTTTGTTTTAACAGGGCCGCTAGAAGGTAATGTTTCCATTACCGTTTCGGATTGAAATTTTACAAGTGCTTCAGCTAACAAAGGATGGTAAACCCCACACGCACCAGCCCACGGTTCGGTACGGGTTTCTATTTTTAACCCTAGTAACTCTAAACCATCAGCATAAGTCTGAAGCCAATCTTTTCTGGAACTTAAATCAGTTTCAAAATCTTTTAATAGATCGGACGCAACTGCTTCCAAGACATCAGGATCTTCTTCTGATATTTCGTCAACAAGGTTTGCATAAAAATCATCTTCCTCTTCATCCACAGGAATTATAATTTCTAAAGATGTTCGTTGAACGCCGCCCTCGGGAGAAACATCAAACTCTAAGACCGTACCCATGTCTTCCTGATCTTCTGTAAACTCGGAAACAGGACGCCCGTCAGGAAAAACTACTTCTAATTCAGGTGCAGTTGGATCTATAGCCATAACTATTACCTTTAGTAATACGCTGTTCTATTGGTATGTAATTTATACTGCCAAAGTTCCCTAGCGGTGTATTCTTCCTCTGGCTCATCCATCGTGGTCTGGATGTAACCGCCTTTACGGAATCGTAAAAGCGCCATCGATGTAGAGTCAACATAATCATCATGCTCACCCGATGGAAAACTCGCAATTTCTTCTATCACTTCTTCAGCCCATCTCTTGGGCGGATACCATACTCTTCCTGATGCAAAAATGTCAGACACTGCGTTTAATCGTGTAATTTTGTCATTACCCCTTGTAGGAGTAAATTCTTGTACCGGGATACCCATCGAACGCAACTCGTATATAAGTGGTGCGCCACTCGCTTTTTTCTCAATGATGATGCTATCCGGTTCCCATATCTTATATTCTTCCATAACGAGCCGTTTTAGTTCTGGAAATTCCAACCGATCACGGTAGGCGTTCAACAGAATTATGTTTGCTTGTGGGAGTCCTTGTTGCAACTTGACCCGTTGCTCTTCTGTCTCATTTTCTATCTCAACCGCAGGTGCGCCAGCCTGATAGAAAATACCCCACACCGTACAAGCACTGTAGTCAGCCCTAGTATTCCGTTCAAACGCTGTATCCCATGACATCAATACAAAATCACACGCAGGCGGGTCTTCTTTCTCCCAAATCTGCCACCATTCACGTTTTACGATGGCGCTTACTTCGGAGGTAGGGTCTTGCTGGTACTGCGCGGACCATTTAGAGTGCGGAAGCTCATTTCTCAGCGTACTCAGTTCTTCAAGAGACCAAAATTCAGGCCAAAGTGCATTTCCTGACGGCATAATTGCAGGAAATTCAATAACTTCCCACTCTTCGCCATCTCTTTGCACACTGGATTTGATAACTTTGCCCGTTAAGTCGCGTTTACTCCATCGGGTCATCACCACCACGATAGCGCCGCCGGGTTGAAGCCGCTGACGGGGGCCGGATGTGTACCATTCGTAGGTTTTATCGTAAATTTCAGGGCTGGATTCGGCTAAAGTCGCCTCCTGCTCACTATGCGGGTCATCAATAATGAGCAAATCAGCACCTTTACCGGTAACTGCACCACCTACGCCAATAGCAAAGTAATCGCCGCCAAGGCTGGTATTCCATCTCCCTGCCGCTTTTGAGTCCGCTTGAAGGGCTGTATTGGGGAAAATATCCCTATATTCGTCTTTATTAACTAAATTACGCACTTTCCGACCGAATCCCACGGCTAATTCTGCTG